AAATGCGGGAAATGGGCATAGACCCCGACGAGTATGTAGTAGGTAACGAGCTTAATTCTTTAAACCCTGTTACAGGCCAGCCTGAGTTTTTCCTTAAAAAACTGTTTGGCAAGCTGAAGAAGGGTATTAAAAAAGCTTTCAAAGTAATTGCTCCTATCGTGGTTCAAACGTTTTTAACACCAATCTTAGGCCCTATGGGTGTATCAGCGGCTACAAGCTTCTTGCAAGCTAAGATTTCTGGAGTAAGCACCAAAGACGCTTTTAAACGAGCAGGGATTGCTGCGCTTACTACGGGTATCTTAAAAGGTGCGCAAGGTGCAAAAGAATTTGGCAAAGGAGCACGCCTTGACGGGTTTAAAGAGGGCTTTAAGTCTTCGATGACCGGAACGGAAACCTTGGGCAGTATCGCATCAAACAAAGCCCAAGAGCCTAATAGGTTGGCTCAAATGCTAGGTGTTGAACCTACGGCTACCCAAACTGCAAATACTGCTGCAAGTAAAGCGGCAGAAAGGGCCCCGTTGTATAGTGCAAGTCGATCTCAGGACGCGATTAACAATCAAACTGGCGTTCAAATTGGAGACGCGGCGACCCTTGTAGAACCAAGTGCGTCTTACGTCGATCCAAATTCGCTACCGAATGCAACCTTCGCATCGATGCCAAAAGGGGTATCCGAGGTTGGCACTCAAGCGGCGACGCAAGATATGAACTATTTAGGCGATGCACTTTTAAAAGATTTAAATCCTCCAGCGGCCTACACCCCACCTAACAGCGTGTTTGAGCGTGGTAAAAACATCTTTACAAGCGGCGGTCGAGGCTCTGGGGTCATGGATACTTTGGGCGACATCAAAGATTTCGTTATAGCTCCCGATGGCGCGGAGAGCTTTATGGACCGGTTCGCTGTTCCTGCGGGTATAGGCTATTTGGCTTTGGCGTCTAACGCGCCTACCGATGAGAGTGCTCCGGACTTCTTTAGAAGCGGAGCCGCACTGGATGAATTCTACAGGGATCGTCCTCGCTACGGTTACGGCTATGGTAACTATCGACCTCCTGGTATGGCAGATGGAGGTCAAGCTTTTCCAAGACGGACCGGTCAGATCGCTGGTCCTGGTACAGAAACTTCTGATGATATTCCTGCTATGTTGTCTGACGGCGAATTTGTAATGACTGCTCAAGCGGTCAGAGGTGCCGGAAACGGTAGTCGTCAACGCGGAATGAAAAAAATGTACGACGCAATGCGTCAATTTGAGAGTGCAGCATAATGGCAGAGACACAATATCAAGTAACGCAACGTACTCCTGAGATTGAAGCGTATGAGCTTGGGCTTTTACAGGCGGCTCAAGGGTTAACAGATAAAGCTCTATTTGATCCACGTTTTGAGACCCCTGCTTATCAAATTGCTGGATTATCCCCTTTTGAACAACAAGCCTCCGCGTTAGCACAACAAGGCGTGGGGTCTTACGTGCCCTATTTGCAGCAAGCATCCGAAAGCATAGGCGGTTCAGGGCGATTTCTAGCGGATTCTGCCGTGCCTACCTTGGCCCAAGGGCAGCAGTATGCTCAAGAAGCAGGGCGTTTAGCGCAGCAGCTACGGGAAATTCCTTATCAGTATCAGACCGCCGCAGGGGAAGGCTACCTATCTAGCGCAGGGACATTTGATCCAGCGCAAACTGCTAACTTTATGAACCCGTTTACAGAGCAAGTGATTGATATATCCGAGGCAGACATTGATGAGCGCAATGCCCAACTTCAGAATGAATTAGCCGCTCAAGCTGTGTCGCAAGGGGCGTTTGGTGGATCAAGGTCCGGTGTAATGGCTTCGAGAACAGCACGGGACATGGAGCGGGAGAAAGCGCGTATTGGTAGTCAGCTTCGTGCATCAGGGTATGAGTCTGCAAGAAACGCGGCCCAAGAAGCTTTTGAGAATACGCAGAGCCGTCGTCTGGCTGCTTCACAGGGCATTGGTGGATTAGGTCTACAGTATGGACAATTAAGTCAAGCGGATATAGAACAAATGCGCGGAATTGGCAGTGACTTTGCTGGATTAGCCGGTGGCTATGGTAATTTAGCGCAGCAAGGTGCAAACATTGGCGTACAGCAAGCCGCTTTGGGTGAGACAGCCCAATCATTGCTCGGTAGAGACGTCGCCTCATTGGGTGGCATTGGCGGTCTACAGCGTGGTTTACAGCAAGCAGGACTTGATGCACAAAGGGCCACGAAAACGGATCAACGTAACCAGCCTTTCCAAACTCTAGCCTTTATGGGTGATATGGTGAGAGGTGTTCCGAGCACGCAACAAACAATGACCACGACCACGGGTGGTGGGAGTGCATCTCCTTTCCAACAGCTATTAGGTTTGGGCGGTTCACTTTACGCTGGAAGTAAAGCACTGTCCGGTCTCGGGAGCATAATGCCATGACAATACTAGCTCGACCGATGTTCAATATGCCTCGGCGCATGGCAAATGGTGGCGGTGCTTCGTTTCCTGATTTAAGCGGTGACGGTCAGGTTACACGCAAAGACATTCTAATGGGTCGAGGCGTTGTACAAAAGGCTAACGGTGGCGGGATTGCCTCTATGATGGACCCTGCGATGATGGGTATGGCACCACCGCCCATGGACCCTATGATGGCTCAAGACTTAAACGCCATGGAGAATCAGGGCATGGCGTTGGGTCAAGACTTGGTCGTAAATGCAGAAATGGGGATTGATGCGGCTGAAAATCCGCAGCAAGTCATTGATGCGTTACGCGGTAACCAGTTACCCCTGCAAGCTCGATACGATGAGTTAGCAACGTTTGTCGGACCAGAGGATGCTGCAATCACCCCTACCTCCGTTTTGGCTTTGACCCAACCTGCAATCATCATGGCTAGTGAAGGCGAAGTAGATCAGGGCGTTGGCGGTCTCATGCAAGGCATGACCGGTGATGTGATGATGGAAAATGAAATGGGCATGGGTGTTGGTGAGTTAATGGCTGGCCCTGCGCCTCAACCTGTTCCCATGAACAAAGGCGGTGCCGTCCCAAAGTTACAACGCGGTAGCACAGATCAAGAAACTGCGCCTGGACGTTTCAATTTAGAATCAGAAACGGGTAAGACTTTTGATGAACTTCAGCGTATGGCTGGTATAACAGAAAATGAGAAAAAACTCCAAGACTTGGCTATTTATAGCAGCCTTTTTGATCGCGCAGTGGGCTTGGTGACTAATAAAGATCCACGCACGGGTGAAAATTTAGATGGCAACACCCTTGGTAATATTGCGCAAGTAGCTGGCGGCTTCTTAGGGGATGTTGCTAAAGCCAAAGCTCCCGAATTAACGCGTAACGCACAGTTAAGAGATTTTTCATTACAAGACACTTTGGCCCGTAGGACCATGCAAGAAAAAGCCGGTTATGACCTACAAGCGGCAGAAGTTGCAGCAGGTTTGAGAGGCGTTAACACTAATCAAATGAGAAGCGTTTTAGTTTCTCCGGAATATGCGCCTTTAGTAGAATCGTATAAGACGGGGCAACCCCTAACAGAAGCTCAAATTCGTTTAGTTGAGGGGGCTATTGATGCGAATCAACGTTATAACACTGTGCTGGACCCGTTGAGCGGTAATCAAATAGATAGACCTTTACCTAATCCTTATAGATATATTTTAGAGGAACGAGCAGCCGCTTTAAGCGGAGACAAAACAGAAAAGTCAGACGATGCTGAATCTTCGGAAACATATGAAAACCAGTTTAGAGTAGACCTCGAAGCGCAAGAAAGAGTTGATGAATATTTTGAAAAAGTAGTAAAAGACGCGCCGGAAATATTTGGTACAGGCGGTGTGATAAAAGGAACTATTGACGACTTTAGAACCTTGATAGGTGCGCCTTCAACAGCAGGGGCTTCTCGTGACAATGCGTTAGCGTATGTTCAAAGGTTAAACAAAGATCTTTTATTTGATATTAAAGAAACTAACGCTTTAGGCGATAGAGGTCAGTACATTTTAGACGAACTAAGGAAAGGCATCCCTAATCCGCAAGAATTCCTAACTAGTCCTGAAAGAGCGGCAGACCAATATTTAAATCTTCTTAGCAATTTACTAGAGTTAAAAAAATCTACCGAAGACCTAATGCAGACGCCTTATCTAAATCAAGATGCTAAAGCCATGCAAGACGCTAAACTTTTTATCGACAGAACTAGCAACAATATTAAAAGAGTAAATGAATTAGTTTCAGTTTTACAAACTGGTGGGCAGTCAGGTGGCATAACATCTTCTGAGCTTAACGATTTGTTAAATACACCGTTAAATACACCGTAAAATTAATAAGGCTTCGTAATGGCAGAGAACTTTATTCCAGGTACAAGTATTCCACGCGGTAACGCGGGGATTCGTACTGAAGCGGATTTGCTAACAAGCACTCGTAGCAACCCTAATATAATTACCCCGTCGTTAGATGAAAGAAACGAAGCCAAACGCGCCGAGTTAAAATCGAGGCCAGTAAAATCTTTTATAAACCCTGAAACAAGTGAAATAGTGCTAGGGCAACCCAAAGATTTTGATGTATACGCTTTTATGCGTGGAGATAACGCAATAGGGAAACGCGTTAACACTTCGGACATGGCGCAGATTTTAGTAGAAAATTTGCATGAGTTACCTACAGGATCTTATCAAAGACTTTTAGATTCGGGCTTAACACCTGATCAACTTATTCAAGACTTAGCTTTAGACCCTCAAACACAAAACATTTACACTATGCCGACCGGCCCAGAAGCAGTACTACAAGGTGCTAAAAAAGGCGTAAGAAATTTGGCAGCGATGGGTATTCCAATGGCGGCGGTGGGTACAGCTACCGGAAACCCTTATGTGGTAGGAGGCGCAGGGGTTTTAGGCTTATTAGGTTATGGCATAACAGAGAGTGCTTTATTTCCTTCTGAAAAAGTTGTGCCAGGAAAAAGAAATTTGGAAATGTCAGGAGAGTTTTTTAGTAGCATGGCGGCAAGCTCTCCGGCTGCATTGTTAATTCCCGAGAACGCTATAGCAAAAAACTTGCCTCGATTGTTAGGTAAAAATATAAGAAAGCTTCCTATCTTCAAGCAAGTGGGCCGTGTGTTAGATTTTAGTGGCGACGTAGTAGAACGAGGCTTGCGTTCTCAAAGAGCTAATCCTGCACGGGCCTTGATTGGGGAAACTGGTTCGGGTGCTGGGGGTGCGGCGGCTGGGGCTATTTATGATCAAGAGGCAATAGATCCAAGTCTTGAAAGGGCTGCACTTGAAGTTACAGGGGCCTTTGCTTTTAACCCTTTAAACCTTTTAAATATGCTGGATATCACAGATTCAATAAAACAATTTCGTCAATTAAGATCGACTGAAGGGCGAAAGCAAGCATTAGCGGACCGACTTTTTAATCTATTTGATGAAGTTGATGGCGAAGGAGGTACGCAAAGATTATTAGATAGCCTTGGCCCTCAAAGCGAATATGAAAAGCTTTTATCTCAATACAACGTAAATCCAGGAAACCCTACCGCAGTGGAGAGGTCAAGAAACCCTGTTCTTGCCTTGCTGCAAAACGAACAGGCTAAACTTGATCCAAATTTGGGCGAAAGAGTCGTGGGTCGTTATAAGCAAAACATTAAAGCCATGGAAAATTTAATGGCGGGGTTAATTGAATTAGATACTCCAGAGGCTTTAGGTGCTTTTGGGCAAGCTAGGGAAGCTTATTTTGAAGGGATGTTGCAAGCAGATGTAAGTAGAGCCTATGAACGTTTTGAAAAAGCAGCAGATAGGTTAACTCGAGCCGGTACGTCCTTTGATGAAAATCGATTACTTTCCACATTCCTCGATGAAAACCTACAGGCAGTGCGTAATCAAGAAAAATATTTATACGATCAAGTCCCGAAAGAAATTAGCAGTGATGCAAGCTTTCTTTTAGACGCTGCTACCGAGCTTCAAAAATCTACGCAAGTTGGCTCACAAAGCGTGCGATTAGACAGCGGTCAAAATCCCATAAGTATACGGGTTGCTTTAAATGATTTTAAAGAAATTTTAAAAGGGGATGACGCGTTAGAAAAAACGTTCGATGAAGTTGCAGAAGAAGTAGAGGCTAATTTGCCAGGTTTACTCACTGGCCGCTTTCTTGACGCTCCGGATAGTCCTTCAAAACCTGAAGCTACGGGGACTCGATTACCTTTACCCGAAACAATTACTTCTGGACAGTTGTTAAAACTACGTGAAACTGTAGTCGGTGCGCTGGCTCGAGAAAGAAGAACAGGCAACAGCAATTCAATTGTTGCACAGTCTTTGTCTGTTTTAGAAAATGCAATTCGTAAAGACCTTGGAGCGTTACCCAAGGATACTGATAGAACGGTTCAACGCAGCTTAGATAATGCTATTGCATTTAGTGAACAAGTTAATGACACCTATAGTCGAACGCTTCTTGGCGACATCATTAAAAGCAACAAAGCCCCAGAGTACTTAATAGAAGACATTTTAAATCGAAAGCCGACAGCGGCTATTGTGGCATTAGATCAAGCAGATACTGCGATAAACTTTTTAAAAGATAAATTAGTAGAGGGCTCTTCTGGATTACCCGAAAATATAAGAAATCAAATAATAGATGGGAATTTGACTCCTCCGCCTTTTGCTAATGCACAAATCCTTCAGTTTTATGATGATGTAAACTCAATAGCGAGCCGCTCGGCTACTCTTTATGGGCAAGCGGAAAGAGGGATGCGAGACATTTTTCGTCGATTTACAGTGTTTGATAACCAAGGTCAGCTAAAACCAGATCGCGCCGCCATCCGAAATTTCTTAGCTGATCCTGAAAATCAAAATTTAATTACCCAAATTAGTCCTCGAGTGCTAATTAATGGAGAGCTAAAAAGCCCATTGTTAGAAGATTTGATGGACGTTGATAAAGCCGTACAGTTATTCCAAAATCAAGGCACTATGGCAACAGATGCCGCTGAAACAAGGCAAAAGGAACAGTTAATAAGTCGTTTCGCAGGTGTTACTGATAATCCTGGAAATGTTATTTCTCGAATAATAGGTGTTCCTGGTCAGCGTCCAGATAACCCAATTCAAGATTTTAATTTACTTGCAAAAGATGTCGCTGACATTACTCAAAAAGATTTAGACTTTTTCAATCTGGTTGATTCTAACGGTCTTGCGTATTCACCAGAAGACTTAAAAAAAGCTTTGTTTGACGCAACAGTAAATCGCGGATTTACTGAGTCTGGCGGTGGAACATCTGACGGAGAATTCTCTTTCGCTCGGTTTAGCGATTACCTGACAAGCCCTTTGGTTCCAGGAACATCCAATCGTTTGGACGGTGCCGTTCCAGCAAGAGGCACAGGGCCCGTAACAAGCACACAAAACAGCGTTTTAGATATTTTAAGAAAAAACAAAATTATTAGTAATGAGGATTTTGTTAATTTTAAAACTGTGCTTAATGAAGCTATTGAAATTGAAAGCTTGCTAAACACCGGCGACGTTGAGCAAATTTTAAAAGCTTATGAGACCAATCCAATTACTGCCGAATTAGTTCAAAGACTTATTGGCGCAAAATTAGGAACAATCGCAGGGGATTTACTGCCTGGTACAAGTCCTAACTCTCTTGTTGCTGCGGGAGCAGGAGTCAGGGCAGTGCGAGGCTTTCTAGATAAAGTACCTGCGACTATGTTCCAAGAGTTAGGTTCTAGTTTTTTCACTGACATGGATTTAACCAAAGAAATTTTACAATTGGGCATAAATAGAGCTTCAGGTCCGTCCACCCCTTTTCTCGTGGACACGGCGCAATCTTTTGCAAATATTGGTAAAAATATTGGTGCTGAAAAAGCGTTGAATGTTTTAAGGTCCAGCCTGATTAGCTTGGGGTACACAGGGTTGCCTTCAACGGAAGAAATTATGCAAGAGACGTTTGGGGCGACCGTTTATACTCCACCAGGTCAACGCCCTTCTCCAGGCAACATTGCGGGCTTCCGGCGCGAACAACTACGAAATCAAGCGGCAGAACAAGCTCGTGTACAAGGGCCAGTGCGGCCTCCAATGGCAATGACCGACCAAGCCCAACAGTTCTTGCCCCAAGGGCCTTCATCTGCTCCAACTGCGCCTAATCCACAAGCTCGAGCACAGTTTGCGGCAATGTTTCCTGACGACATAACCAGTAACCTCATCAAGGCTGATCAGCAGGGCATTATGTCCTTAAACATATAATGAGTAGAATCACTATTGAGTTAGAAGGAGAAGACGCTCTTGAAGCTTTAGAGCGGGTTGCTGCAATGGAAGAGTCTTTGCTTGATCTTAAAGAGATGGTTTTAGAGATAAAGGATTTAATGCTAAAGCCGACAACCCGTACTAGGAAACCCAAGTCTTAAATTCTTCACCCAACACTTTACTTGCCGTTTTATCTTTCTTCATTAACGCTTCTAGAATCTTCTCATCTACTGTATTAGGGCTGACAATATCTATATAGGTGACCGGCTGACCCTGTCCAATGCGATGAGCCCTGTCTTCTGACTGCACTCTCTTCTCTAAATCATAACCGTTGCTGTAATAGATAACGGTATGAGCCGCCGTTAAAGTTATTCCAAACCCTGCCGTAGCCGGTTGACCTATAAAGTATTGCAGCTTACTGGCTTTATCTTGGAATTCAGTGACAATATTTTGACGCTCTTCTTGGGGTGTTCCCCCGTAATACATGGCTACTGAGTCGGGTCCATAGGCTATGCTTAACTCCCTATGAATGCGGTGTATATCATAGGTATACGTGGCCCATATGATCACTTTACCGTTAGTTTCTTGAAGAATATCAAGGAGTTCCTGAACTCGATTGTTCTTTACTTCTTCTATCTCGCCTTCATCCGGTTGCACAAACCCGCACGTAATTTGTTGCAGCCTCATTATTTGCGTCAAAATATTGTTAGTAGTCGTCAAAATTCCGTCACGTATTTTAGCTAACGCCAACTCTTTCATTTGTACATAGAGCCGCTCTTGTTCTTTGGACAAAGGCACCTCTCGGCGCATATAGATCTTTTCAGGCAAATCCAAACAATCTTTCTTTAACACCCGAGAGCTAAACTTATCCAGCTTCTGCCCTAGTTCTTCAAGGTTCCGGTAGCCTACTACCATGGGAAAATGTCCGCCGCCCTTTTTGTGCTGCTTAATTAGCACCGCATAACGCGCCCTGAAGCTGTAGTAACTTGTAAACCCCAAGGCATTGGGTGAAAGAAAATCGCATTGAGCGTAAAGGTCCATGGGGTCTTTGGTGATAGGGCTACCGGTCAAGATACGTCGATACTTAGACGTCCGAGCCAGCTTTAAAGCATTCTTAGTGCGCTTTGCTGCATGATTTTTGATGGTGGTGCTTTCATCCACAATAATTAAATTATTAGGATTTAGTTGCAAAACCTTTAGAGCACTGTCGGCTCCTTTAGGTGTAGACAACGCCTCAATGTTCATCACCAATATGCTAAGTGTGCCTGGTTCACGGAACTTAGGAACCGCCATATCAGTCATGTTTTTTCTAAAAGCTTTTGTAAACGCAGGGTTCCAACGAACAATGTTGGTTTTTATTCTATCCGGCAAATGCGCGGGTATTTCTTTTTTTACCCAGTTGTCAAAAACCCCTTTTGGGGCTATTATAAGTGCTGTATCGATGTCGCCGTTTTCGTACAGCGCACCCATAGTGTCGATAGCAATTTTAGATTTACCTGTACCCATCTCGAGCAAAAAAGCGTACCACTGCTTTTTCCAAGTAGCCTCGAAGATTTCCTGTTGATGAGCATACGGCTCAACTTTAAAAACATATTTCATAACTACCCCTTGCTTATGCAATCTTATCAGATTAGTATGTGCTGCTCAAGTTCATAAAAAGAACTTTAACCAGGAGGTAATACTATGAAAGACTTTTTTGCAGAGATGGAATCTGACGCCCAAGGTTCTGATGTAGAAACTCTGTCAACCGAAGGGCTGGCTACTGTTGCGGAAATTGCTCGTGCAGTACGTCAAAAAGAAGAAGAAGTGCAATTACTTGAGTTAGCTGTAAAGAAAGCTAAAACAGAACTGCTCAAACTCACCGATGAAGACCTTCCCAACTTAATACTTGAACTAGGCGTTCGCGACTTTACTTTAGCCGATGGCTCAAAGGTAGAGCTTCGCACAACCTACGGTGCTCACATCAAGGTGGATAACCGTGAGGAAGCTTTTGCTTGGCTCAAGAAAGCAGGTCACGACGATATTATTAAGAACGTCGCGTCTTGTCAGTTTGGTCGAGGGGAAGAAGCCCAAGCCGTGGATTTTGTGAAGTTAGCAGAATCGCAAGGGCTACCTGTATTACAAAAGAGAGACGTCCATCCGAGCACCCTCAAAGCGTTTGTGCGAGAGCGTGTTGAAGCCGGTGATGAGTTTCCGATGGATTTATTTGGGGCCTATGTAGGCCAACGTGCAACTATAAAAGGAGCTAAAAATGTCTAAAGCAAAATCAGAAGTAGGTACAGTAGAAGTAGAAAGCCAATTACCAGCGTCAATTTCTTCTTTCGAAGAGGATGGCTTGGAGTTTGTAGAGGATTTGACTTCAGAAGAGATCGGTCTGCCCCGCATTAAAATTGCCGTAGGCACTTCAGATAATCATGGAACGGCGGCTAAAGATGGCGAAATCTATAACCCTGTAACATCGAAGGTTTATGGTGAAGGAATGCTGGTAGTCCCTGTTCATTTCACCACTAGCTGGTGCGAATGGAAGTCGGTGCAGGGTGATGCCCCTGTAAATACTTTTTACTCAGAGAAGGACCTGCCCCCCACAGTTAGACGGGAGGACAAACAATGGCGTGAGATAATTCAAGTCAATGGTGAGGATCACCCAGAAGATAACTACATTGGGCTAAATCACGATCACTATGTTCTAATCGTTGATCCTGAAACAGGTGCTTGCGAAAGTGCGCTAATCGCCATGACGAATACGCGAATCAAGAAGTCTAAGGCGTTAAACACGACAGTGTTAAGTCAGATTGCCCAAGGTGCAAATGGTCCTTTTAGACCGCCACGCTTTGCGTATCTGTACAATTTTAAGACTATTAAAGAGCAAAATGCTAAGAAACAGCTATATCATAACTGGCAGATAACGATAGACCGGATGCTTAATCTGGAAAATGCTACTGAGCAGATGTGGTATGGGGCGGCTAAAAGCTTTAAGAAAGCCGTAATTGCCGGAGAGGTTAAAGTTAGTGCAGAAGTCGCAGAAGAGGCTACTCAGCCAGCAACTGAGACCTTTGAACCTAGCCCCTTTGGATAAACACTTATGTCAAACGCAAAGCGATTTGCGGACATATTTGATGGCCTAAAGCTTGCTTATGGCACTTATAAAATTGACCGCAAAAAAACAAACGGAAAACAGGCTGGTAAAGCCTCGGTCGTGAAAGAACCTCGGGCCCTCTCTCATTGGGAGGGCCATCTTTCGGGGAAGGGTGATTCCATTGGCATCATTCCGATCAATGAAGATAACGCCTGTAAGTGGGGCTGTATCGACGTTGACACCTATCCTTTGGACCATAAAGAGGTTATATCTAGGATTCGCCGAATAAAGCTGCCTTTGGTAGTTTGTCGCAGTAAATCAGGAGGGGCTCACCTTTTTCTATTTACTTCCGAGTGGATATCCGCTGCGAAAATGCAAGAGGTGCTCCAACATATTGCAGGGGCTCTTGGCTACGGAGGTTGTGAGATATTTCCCAAGCAAAAATCTTTGCAACTGGATCGTGGAGATGTGGGCAACTTTCTGAATATGCCTTTTTATGATGCAGAGGAGGGGCTGCGCTATGCTATAAAAGATGATGGGCAGTCTGCCACCTTAGATGAGTTCTTTGAGTTATATGAACAGTTTGTGCAAACGTCGGAACAGATTGACGCATTAACCATAGAAGACGACCCAGAGACCCCCGTAAAAGATGGGCCTCCGTGTCTTCAGACATTATGTAGACAGCAGATTTCTGAAGGCGGTCGTAACTCTGGGCTTTTTAATTTGGGTGTTTATCTACGCAAGGCTTATCCGGATTCATGGGAATCAGAGATCTTAGTGTACAACGCTAAGTATTTAGACCCTCCGCTACCTCTGGCTGAAGTCAACACTGTGGCTAAACAGCTACTAAAAAAAGACTATGGCTTTAAGTGTAAGGATGCGCCTATCAATGCTTACTGCAACTCAGAAGTGTGTCGGACTCGTAAGTACGGCATCGAAGTGGGCCTTGCAGGGGCCGAGATAGCGAATCTTCGCAAATATAATAGTAGCCCACCTATTTGGTTCTTAGACGTCAATGGGACGCCCTTAGAGCTTGATACTGAGGGTTTGATGATGCAGGGCGCATTTCAACGCGCTTGTGTAGAGCAATTGAACTTTATGCCTCAAACAATGTCAAAGCCGACATGGGAAGGGCGCATCAATCAACTGCTTACTGATATGAGCGAGACCGATGGTAGCGTTGTCGAAGTTTCCCAAGATGCCAGTATTTCAGGACAGTTCTATGAGTTTTTAGAAGAGTTCTGTACAGCCATGCAAAAAGCTGAAAGCAGAGAAGAGATACTACTGCGTAGGCCGTGGCTCGATGAAGAGGAAGACCTCATTTACTTTCGTTTAAAAGACTTTGAAGGCTACCTGCGAAAGAATAGGTTCTTTGAATATAAGAGTCATAAGATTGCGCAACGGCTGCGGGACATCAACGGCGACGCTACGTCTTTAAAGATTAAAGGCAAGACAACTCGCGTTTGGGCTATCCCCAGCTATGAAACGGGTTCCGGTGTGATTGCTACACCAACCCTTGGTTCTACCGGCGAAAGGGCACCCTTCTGATGTTTAGGATATTTGGGCCACCTGGAACCGGTAAAACCACTACCTTGTTGAATATGGTAGATAAGGCTCTTGAGAGCGGTATCGCGCCCCAAGAGATTGCATTCTTAGCGTTTACGCGAAAGGCTGCTAACGAGGCTAAAGAGCGTGCCAGCACACGCTTTGGCCTTGATCCTAAAACTGATCTTTACTTTTTTAGGACATTGCACTCTTTGGCCTTTAGGCTGTTAAACATTAAAGCTAAAGATCTGATGCAAAAGAAACATTATGACGAACTGTCGGACATGATTGGGTTTTCACTTAATGTTAAAGCCAACCCTCATGTAGAGGACTCGCCAATCGCCACAGCCGATCACCCTATTTTATCTTTGATTAACTTGTCTAGGCTTAAAAAGTCTACGTTAATCTCTGAATACAACACGACTGACATACCTTTTAGTTGGGATGAAGTTGATTACGTCGCACGATCTTATGATAAGTATAAAAAAATTAAAGGGCTTATTGATTACACTGATATGCTCAGTTTGTTTGCGCAAGACCCTAAACGAGTTATTCCTAACTTTAAGTTGTGCTTTTTGGATGAAGCACAAGACCTGAGTCCTTTGCAGTGGGATATTGCCTATGCCTTGAACGATCAGTGCGAAAAGATGTATGTCGCCGGTGACGACGATCAAAGCATCTATCGTTGGGCCGGAGCGGATACCGACACATTTATAAACCTTCCAGGCGGAAGTGAAGTGCTCGAACAGAGCTATAGAATTCCTAAAGCTGTGCATGAAGTAGCTAATCGAATTGTCGGTCGTATTCAGAACCGCTTCCCAAAGACTTACAACCCTCGCGACGTCGAGGGCACTGTGCAACGTTTGAGCACTCTCGATGACATTAATCTTGATCAAGACGATTGGCTGATAATGGCGCAAGCTAACTATATGTTGACCTCTTTGGCAGATGACTTGAAGTCACGGGGATACCTTTTTGAGCGCAACGGCTCTCGGTCTATATCTAGTAAACTGAGCACCGCCGTTAACGCGTGGGAAAGCGTCAGGAAAGGAGGCACCTTAGATGAACCTAGTGCCAAGGTAATGTATAGCTGCATGAGCGGTAACGGTAAAAAGATTGCTCGGGGCAAAAAGAATATCGAAGGGGATCTTTTTACTTTCGAGACGTTGGTAGAACACCACGGGCTACTAGCCACCAAAGACATGATCTGGTCAGAAGCGTTGGACCGCATACCCGACAGTGATAGAGCCTACATAACGGCCCTCCTGCGCAGGGGCGAGAAGTTTAATGCTGTGCCTCGAATACGTTTGAGCACGATCCATGGAACTAAAGGGGGAGAAGCTACGAACGTTGTGCTCTTTACCGATTTAACTAACGCCGCACTTAACACGCAAGGCGATGACCTGCATCGCGTTTTCTACGTGGGGGTAACCCGTACACTAGCAAACTTGTTTATCGTTGAGCCGGACGACTATACAAGGGCCTATGCTATATGAGTGATGACGATTTAAGTGTGATTGAATGTCCAAAGTGCAAGAAGAAGGCTGGTGAAATTTTAAACATGGAGACCGTAATACGAGTGGGTTGGTACTGTGAGCACTGTAAACATTTTGAGAAAGCTATTTTACGAGAACGAATGTTTATTCCTAAAAAATTAAACGGAAAGCCTGTATATGACAAATAAACTGCAAATGGCAATGTTTCCCCCAAAATCAGATTGGCTACCGCCCGAGCACCCGTTTCCCGATATTTTAGAAGCAAAGGAGATTGCAATCGATGTCGAGACACGGGACCCGCATCTTAAAGAAAGAGGTCCTGGTTGGCCTACAAAGAACGGGGAGGTGGTTGGTTACGCCATCGCCGTCGCAGGTTGGAAGGGCTATTTTCCGGTGGCCCATGTTGGTGGCGGAAACATCGACACCCGTATACTGAACAAATGGCTCAAAAAGGTCTTTGAGTGCCCTGCGGATAAGATTATGCATAACGCCAGTTATGATCTCGGCTGGATACAAGCCATGGGGTTCGAGGTTAAAGGACGCATCATTGATACGATGATGACCGCCGCGCTGCTGGATGAAAACCGTTTTTCCTATAGCTTGAATGCCCTCTGCTACGACTATCTGGGAAAAACTAAATCAGAAAAAGACTTGGTCGCTGCTGCCCGTGAGTTTTCTTTGGATCCGAAAAGTCAAATGTATATGCTTCCTAGTATGTATGTGGGTCCTTACGCGGAGGTCGATGCGGAGATCACCTTAGAATTGTGGACGCATTTAAAAGTGCTGTTAAAGAAAGAAGATCTCATGGAAGTTTGGGAGCTTGAAACAGCGTTGCTGCCCTGCTTTGTCGCCATGACCATGAACGGTATAAAAGTTGACCTGGATCGCGCCGAAAGGACCAAACAAGAGCTTATAAAGCGCGAAAAAGCGACTCTTAAAAAAATACATGACCTGTCTGGAATAAAAGTAGAGATTTGGGCGGCAAATAGCATTGCTGCGGCCTTTGATAAGGCGGGTCTAAGCTACCCGAAAACACCGAAAGGGGCACCTAGCTTTAAAAAGAATTTTCTTAATGAACACCCCTCTGAACTTGCAAAGCTGATTGTAGAGGCAAGAGATCTTAATAAAATTTCGTGTACGTTTATCGATTCAATCTTGCGGTATGTCCATAAAGGCCGTGTACACAGTCACATCAATCAGGTGAGATCCGATCAAGGCGGTACGGTATCAGGGCGCATCAGCGCGAATAACCCTAACCTTCAACAAATTCCTGCACGGCATCCCGAATTAGGGCCCATGATACGCAGTTTGTTCCTGCCTGATAAAAAATACTTCTGTAGCATCGATTTCTCGCAACAAGAACCAAGGATCTTAACCCACTATGCACAGATCTACGGTGAGTTCACAGGCGAAGAGCTTCCTGGAGCTAAGGAATTTGTCGAAGAGTATCGAAACAACCCTAATGCGGATTTTCATAGCTTAGTTAGCGAGATGGCGTCCATCTCTAGGAAAGCGGCCAAAACACTGAATTTGGGCCTCATGTACGGAATGGGGGTAGGGAAGATGTGCGTTGAATTGGACATGGAGGAGTCTGAAGCCAAGGCCCTAATTGAGCAGTACCATAGTCGCGTTCCTTTTGTTAAAATGCTGACTAAAGGCGTGCAAAAAAGGTTGGACGACCCACGATCAAGCGGTAGTATACGCTCACTCAAAGGTCGTAAATGTCGTTTCGAGTTGTGGGAACCGGCCACGTTTGAAATGAATAAAGCGTTGCCGCGTACAGAAGCCATTGCCGAATATGGCCCGACCACGCGCTTAAAACGCAGCTTTACATACCGCGCTGCTAATCGGTTAATACAGGCGTCGGCTGCTGATCAAATCAAGGCCGCTACATTAGCGGTGTATAAAGCAGGTTATACGCCGATCTTACAAGTGCATGATGAGCTTGCTTTTTCGGTAGATTCGTTAGAAGAGGCTAAAATGCTTCGAGATTTAATGATTCACGCTGTCGAGTTGGTTGTCCCGTCTAAATGCGACATAGAGATGGGCCCAAGCTGGGGCGAAGCAAAAGAGGTGAAGTAATGCTGAACAAAACCCTTCTCAAATTGGCCTGTGATTACAGCCTTCAGGCGTACAAAGAAGAGATCCCTAACGCAATAAAAATCGAATCGAAGTTTACTTCGACCACGGCTTTTTTTATCGAGGGAGATGGTACTTTACCTGATATTCTTTGTTTTCGAGGCACCGCAGAAAAGTTAGATTGGGTGACTGACGCCATGGTTTTTCCCGTGCCTTACGCCGGTAGGCTCTGCCACGGCGGCTTTGTAGCTTCTCACGCGTCTGTTTGGGGTAAGATTAAAAAGCTTATACGCATGGATCAGCCCACTTTAATTTGTGGTCACAGCTTAGGCGGGGGGCTTGCTGAATTAACCGCCGCCAAATTGCATAAGAAGCACGACGCACTGTCCCTTTGTACTTTTGGCAAGCCGAATACCTTTTTTAAAGGGTTTAAACGGCCCATGAAGCTTTTAGATCAAATTTCTTGCGTGTCGGGCAGCGATATTGTTGCCCGTATCCCACGGTATTGTTACGGCCCTAGCGTGTCCCAAACGATTTTGTATCACGCCAATAACAACAAGGACTATATAGATCCAACCAAAGACCTTAAAAGAAAAGATTTTTTGGCAGGAAAGACCGAAATGTTTTCTGATCATTTTATGAAAGAATATAAATCAAGACTAACCCGTTATTTGAGCACATCAAAGAAAAAGAAGGGGAAGAAAAATGCGATTATTGATAACACTTAGTGCAATTGTTATGTTGTCGGGCTGTACTTCAATGCAACAGGTCATGGACAACAAGGATTTATACTGCAACCAGCTTTACAAGGGCATGAGAGCTGTCGGTCGTTCTGCCCTGTCCGCTACCACTGGAGTGGTTGTCAGAGACGTTTGCGATACCATCGATGGCATCCTAGCCGAGGAGCAGATGCCTTCCGATAAGGTAGGCGCGTGATGAAATTAGGGGGCTTGCTCAAGTCTCTAGCCCCTAACATAGCTTCGGCGGCGGGTGGGCCGCTGGCCGGTATGGCTGTTAAAATGGTGGCATCAAAGTTAAGCTTGCCCGAATCCACTACAGCTAACGAAATTGAGGACTTAATCGAAAGAGAACCAGACAAAGCCGTTCTCGTTAAGCAAGCCGATGAGGACTTTAAGCTCAAAATTAGAGAGATGGAAATCGACCTTGAGTCGTTTAAGACTGAGGTTGAAGATCGTAAAGACGCAAGAGCCGCCTTTTCTACAGACCTAACCCCTAAACTTTTCTCTGTATTGACGCTTCTTCTTTATGGTGCTTTTGTGCTTATGGTCACTATGATGCCGCATGATCAGAATGATGAAACTATCATTTCTCTAGTTTTGGGGCAGCTTTCGGGGATCCTGGGTACGGCAGCGGCGTTTTACTACGGCGGCTCAAATGGAAAAAAATGAAATGTATGATTTAATTGAACAATTAAAACGCCATGAGGGCGTTGTCAAGACCAATGACAGGCACCTAATCTACAAGTGCCCCGCAGGGTTCTATACGTTGGGTATAGGCCGTAACGTGGACGCTAACGGAGGCATTGGACTTTCGGACGAAGAAGTAGAGCATTTGCTCGAGAACGACATTATCCGCACGATTAAAGAACTGACGCGGGAGTATGAGTGGTTTAGGGAGCTTCCTGACGGGGCTCGACGAGATGCGATCATCAATATGCACTTTAACTTGGGCGGCCCAAAGTTTGGTACTTTTCAAAAAGCTATTGGGTACATGGAAAGTGGGCTATACGACCTCGCTGCTACCGAGTTTCTCGACTCTCGATGGGCTAAACAGGTGAAGGGCCGGTCCATCGAGGTTACTAATCAAATTAAAACGGACAAATATGATGTCTGATCCTTACTTATTTAACTGCACAATTGTAAAAATAATTGATGGAGATACCGTCGATGTTGATGTTGACTTGGGGTTTGGCTGCTGGGTTCGTGGCAGTGCTGGTCGTATCCGTCTTTTCGGAGTCGATTGCGAGGAGTCTCGCACTCGAGATTTGGAAGAAAAAAAATTCGGTCTACTTGCAAAAGCGTTTGTTGAGGACTTCTTGCCAATCGGGTCCCAAGCAATCCTAAAAACGCACGAGAAGGGCAAATATGGCCGCTATCTTGGTGACTTTCAGGTAGATGGACTATGGCTATGCGCTAGTCTGCTGGCTCACCACCACGCGGTACCGTACCACGGTCAAAGTAAGCAGGAAATTATTGCCGCACATCTTTTAAACCGCGCAAAAGTTGTAGTCCCCAGCTAAATCCGATACCATTGCATATACCAGGGGGTAAAATATGGACCAAAATAAATGGAAATCGGTAGTGGTGCCCAGAGAGACGTACTACGATATGCGGTTGATTGCAGAAATCGAAGGCCGGACCATTTCTCGGCAGCTTCGCATGATTGTGGAGCAGTGGATGGACGAGCATTTGACCGACAATGACAATGAAAGGCTGGCGACAGCTAAAATTAAGTTAGAGATTGAGGAAGGTAAGCATAACACTAGCTTTTCAATTTGATGCTCGACGTCCTCGAAAAATCCAATCGCGAATCGTATCGATGGGTATTTTTAATTCTTTAGCTATCCATTTAATTGAACGCGCTTCGACTTCTCTCAGATGCCGAACGTGATCAACCACTTCTTGTGAATATTTTTTAGCTGCCATACGCATAGTATACCATATTTTAATGTGCATTCAACCTTGACACCACGGACCAAGGACCTTATTATCCATATACCAAAGATAGCTCCTTGGTAATAAAAGCCTCGCAGGGTCCAGCCATCCTTTCCTGATGCCCTGCGGGGTTTTTTCTTGCTTGTAATCCACATAAAACTCATATATATTGCATTTTCTAACAACTATAAGGAGAAAATCATGGGCGATTGGGACGACGACGAAATTATATACGACACGTTACAAAATCGAGAAGACGAGGATCGAGCGTATCTGCAAAAGAAAGAATCCGATCTTCATAAAGACCGCAACGCGGTAACCCGTATTTTAAAAGACAATATTCACGCGACAGCTGACCTGGTCGATGAATTGGTTAAACATATGCACTTGGTTCGACACGGCATGGATTAAGAAAAACCACTATATAGCTGTGGCTGGAGATTTATTTTTTATTTTTTTTTTAAAAAAAGGACGTAACCGACGTAACCACGTAACCTTTGGGCTGAGAAGCACGGCCCAAGGGGCTTTGCGAGGTTACGGCAAGGTTACAGAAGCCACGCCTCTCGTTAATCTTCAAATTCCGTTAATGTCCTTATATTGTTTTTTTTATTTTTTTTTATTCCAGCCCTATATAACAGTATAGACTTTTTTAAAAGATCCACATAAACTTCCGGCATGGACTTAGAATTAGAAAAGAAAAAGCAAGGCCGCCCTAAAGGCTCCGGACGAATTGGCGTCAATCGCCTTCTGACTCGAAAGCAAGAACTTTTTGTTAAGGAGCTTGTGAGCAAGGACGGTCAAATTACCAAAAGGCAAGCGGCGATCAATGCTGGCTATCCCGAGGGTTCAGCACACACTCGAGCCTATGATTTAACTAATCCCAAAAAAACTCCTCACGTTTGTGCGGCAATTCGTCGATATCGACAAGAGCTTGATGAAAAATATGGCATAGATTTCAAGCGACATGTGAGAGATTTAAAACTTATTCGTGACGAAGCTCTGGCTGCTGGAGCTTTTTCGGCTGCGACGCAGTGCGAAATAGCACGGGGTCGTGCGCATGGCGATATATATGTTACCAAATCCGAAGTCAGGCATGGTTCAATCGACCAGATGGATCGCGATCAGGTTATGAAAGCTTTGAAGGAAATTCAAGAGCAAAATGGAAATGCCATGGGAACTATCATCGACGTCACGCCCGAAGAAAAAGGTGATAAAGGAAAGCAAGCTTTGGCAACGAGTTAAAGCATCTCTTTCCGAACATAAACCGAAATGGACACAAACTCGCATCGAGACTTGGTCAGTGCCAGGCGTTCCGGATGTAATGCTTTGTGACGCCAACGGTAACTTTCACTTAGTTGAGCTTAAAGTGGTCACCGGATATGCCGTCAAGCTTAGTCCGCATCAAGTTAGTTTCGCTCAAAATCATGCTCATGCTAGTGTCTGGCTTCTTGCGTGGAAGGACGAAGAATACTACCTGTATAGAGCAGCGGAGGTTGTCAATGTTGCTGAAAAAGGGCTGAAACACATCCCATTACTTAAAACAAAAGATTTATTTTGGATATTACACTTGATTTGTCCACATTAAATATGTAGAGTTCTATGTGTACGACAACATAAATTTAAATTAAGGAGCTATACAAATGCCAAAAGTTATATTTGATTTTCCAGGACGAAAAGTGACGGAAGTGGATCTTGCGGATCTAAAAGAAGAAAAGGATCTCAAGGCTTGCATTAAGCAGATTCCCTTGAAAGCCGATGCGGATAAGGGTGTTGATACACCGGAGGCTAAATAATGTATTACATTAGCCCTGCTGAAACGAATCCATCTATCTCGAGGATTGTCAAAAGATTGAAAGACTTCAAGGGAGAGGAAGGTAAAGACTATCATGTGCGTAAAAAAGCTAAGATAGATTATTTAGATGCAATTCCGCATTATACGGTCAAAGCCGGTAAGCTAACTCGATGTCCTCAAAAAACGTATTCAATCTTCAGATTGTTTGGGTGATAAAATGTTTTTTTTAATGTATGCAAAAGAAAAGCAGTTGACTGAAGAAAAGAAAATAAAAGCGATGGAAAACTTGAAGAAGCAGATTCGCGAAAGAGAACAACAAAAGGAGAAACAAAAAAAGGGGCGTTAAGCCCCTTTTTTATTATCCCGTTTATGCATTATTTGTTTTTGAAGTCTTTGTAAAAGGCCCACTATGTGGTCCAATTCAACCTCGATTGCAACCGTTCCAATTCTTGTATTTTTGATTTCTGCAAGATCTTCTTCTAAGTCTTGCTGTGCAGCATACAGAACAACGGCTAAACGTTCTAAGTCGTCCTCACTAAACTTCATCGAAGACCTCAATTTCTGAGTATTGCCCCGATGAAGGATAAACATAATATCCTTCTGTTTTGCCTACAAGCACTCCCACTTCTGGTCGAGACCTTAACCAAAGAGCTACAGCTTTTTTGTGCTCTTGTTCTTTTTCAGCGGATAAAAAAGCTATCCGATTCTCTTCTTCGACCTTTGAATTTAATCTACTCATCATGCGACCCCAATCATTGAAAAAGCAATAGTCGCGCTTGCTACTGCAAACCCGAGAATAAAACTCACTAAAATAAACTCCCAAGCTAGAGCGGAGTTTTCCGCGCAGCGTTCGCGCTTTCTTATCTCTTCTTTTGTATAAAGAATGTCTTCTTCAGTGTGCAATTGCATTACTCGCCATTTATCCATTGTTATCACCTCATCAAAGTATTTATAGTTAGAGCTTGTATTGTACACATAAATGTCACATAATCAAACTTCATTAGGAGCTATTATTATGTTGAAAATATCAAAAATGACCGGAAAGCTAGAAGGTATACCGGCCTTAAATACTAATACCTTAACCAATTCTTTTTGCAAAAAAGCTAGTGCAAATCAACACCCGAAGTCTATTTGTGGACAATGTTATTCGGTATCTATGCTTAAAACTTATAGATCCAATTGTGCCGAAGCTTGGCAGAAGAACAGCGATATTCTTAGCCATTCTATAATACAGGACCATTTGCTTCCGTCGGTTAATGCTCACTCATTTAGATTTGATGGACATGGTGAATTGATAAATTTAACGCATTATTTCAATTTAGTGCGCATCTGTAAAAAGAACCCTAATTGTACTTTTGCGCTATGGACCAAACGACGCGACATAATCAAACGGGCCGAACGCTCAGTTGATCCAAACGCCGTTCGACCGCCGAATATGATTTTGATTTATAGCAATCCGAGAATAGACGCTATTCTTGAAAACCCGCCGTCGCCGTTTGATAAAGTGTTTAACAACACGAGCACGTTCACTGAACGCGACAATTGTTCTGGTAAAAAATGCCTAGAGTGTATGCAATGCTATAAAAAAGACTCAGGGGTGAATGTAATCGTTGAAGAAGTAAAATAGGAGCTTAATATGGATTATCAATATGCAAAATTAGGAACAAACAAAGGTCGTCGAAGATTATGGTTTGAGGGCGAGATTTTAAACAAATCGGGATTTGCGCCAAATACGCCTTATCGACGAGTTAACAATCCGGACGGAAAACAAATCTCTTTGTTTAAGCTTGACGAAAGCGATTATGTTTCGACAGATCGACGAGTGACTAAATCAATGAGGGGCGACAAGCCAAGACCAATTATTGATCTTTGTGACAAATCTATTGAAACGATTCTAGGTGATGTTGAAAGGGTAAGAGTGCAATTGTCCTATGGTCTTATTGTTATTTCGGCCCATCCAGAAGATCAAGCTAAGAGTGATAGAGAATCGCGTTTTACCGATAACAAAAACAAGGGACAAATTACTCACGCATCTTTGTTTACTGGTGGTGGCATTTCAACCGACGCTATTCACTCTGCACTAAATGAAGAAGGTTTAATTAAAACTGGTTGTACTTGGGTTTGTGAAGCAGATTCAAAATATATTAACGAAGCTCAACAAAATTGTTTTGCTATTGATGACGAAACAGTAATTTTAAATGGTCTCGTTGAAGAAGTAGAAACTCAACTATTTACAGAAGTAGACGTTTTATCTTTATCGATGGAATGCGCTGGTTTTAGTAAAGCGGGAAAAGTTAAGCATAAGATGAGTGCAGAAGAGCATTCTGGAACAGCTTTGTTTGGTGTAATAAACGCTATTAAATCCAGCAATCCCGCCGTCATTATTTCCGAGAATGTTATGGAAGCGATGAACAGCCCAATATACGTTTTGCTAACTTCTGAACTAAAACGATTAGGTTATAAAGTATTTGAAACAGAACTATCAAATAAACAAACGGGTTCAGTGGAAAGAAGACGCCGGTATTGGTTAACAGCGATCAGTGAAAACTTAGCACCGGATGATATTTCGCTCTCGGATGTTGCGCCCAATTTAATTCCGTTGAAGCACTATTTAGACAGTGTTCCGGAAACAATGTGGGCGGACAATCAATATTTAAAAGATAAACAAATACGAGACGCAGCAGCGGGAAAAGGTTTTGCCAATCGACAACTATTAACTGGTGAAGAAACAGAAGTGGGAACAATTGGTCGTCACTATGCTAAACGCAGATCAACCGAGCCCTTTATGGTGAGAGCGGACAATAAAGAAAGACTTTTTACTCCGGAAGAGCACGCCAAACTAAAGTCTATTCCTCAACGATTAGTGCCTAAAACCGGAATGACAATCGCGCATCAAATTCTAGGACAATCGGTTGATTACTTGCAGCCTTATAAATTGATGCAATGTGTGATTAATCGTATAAGGCCGCTTTTGATCAGTTAAACTAGCCCCCCATGGGCGGGGGGCCTTGGGCCCTAATCCTACGGCCTTGAACCAAGAACTGTGGTTCAAGGTTTGTGGTGATTTGCACATATGCAAGGAAAATGTGTATAATGACCCTTCAACCAAAGGAGCTAAAACGATGACAATAACCAGAGAGCAAATAGAGCAAAATTTTAAAACCAATCCCGCCGTTAGCGGGGGGATTGTTCACAAGATCGGGGGACACGAGCCCGAGTCGTATGGAAATTTAGAAAGTTCCGTGATTTTAGTGGAACGCGACCATGCCCACAGCCCTTTCGTCACATGGGTCGCAACCAAACAGCGCGGCAGCGGCAAGGTAAATTTTGTGTGGGGAAATTATCTAGATAATTTCGAGACGGCGGAACGTAATTTTGCGGCAAGGGTTAAGGAGACGCAGCGATGAGTGAAATGACTGAGACATTAGAAGAATTTGTTACTCTCATTGTTAGGGCAATGGTGTTAGATTTTGAGTCGAATAGTCAGATTGACGAGAATCACCCCTTTTTTCCGGCGGGGTGGGCGACGATGGAATGGGTGAAAGATTATTGTCAAGAGTATACCGATCGACAGATTGAACGGTTAGATGAGGAATATAATTTTGACGAGATACCCGACGGCGATGACTTTGTGACTAAGGAAAAATTTGATGCAATCACGAATCATATAAACGAGCGTTTGGATCAAATTAAATGGGATACTGAACCCCGTTCATCGTATGACGATGAAACTGTGCAGTCTGTTCACCGGCTTCAGGCTCGGGAGCTCAATTTTTCGGAACGGTTAGATCAGATCGAAAATGCCTTGAACCACATCAAACGGGCGGGGTTCTATTTGAATAAGATAGAATAGCCAGGACAATTTCCGGATAAGCCCGCCACATGGCGGGCTTTTTTTTGTTTCGTGTGCCAGTTGGCCCACCCCTTGCCATGCAAAATATCAAAGCATATTGCAAGGGGTGGGCCTTGAGTCTATATGCTTTTTATGTGTATAATGGCTCTTCAACCAAAGGAGCTATAACGATGG